TCATTCTATATATTTTGATTGTGGAAGGCTATCACGTTCTTTTAACCAATTGTAAAAAGGCACTGGACGTTCTTTATATGGAGTTTCTTCTATAGAAGAAGATTTATTCGGCTTCAAGTTAGAACGTTCTATAACCTTGTTATAAGCCCCTACAAATACAGCTCTTAATGTACTTGTAACTGTAAGCATACCTTCTTTAATATCCATAGCAATTTTGAATAGAACGTTCTTAGCTTTAATGAAGTCAGTTGTACTTTGAATTTGAGTAGCTAATACAACTTTGTGTAATTCATCTTTTAAGTTATCTGCTAATGGCAGCGAGTGCATAAAATCAAATAGCATTTGCTGATACTCATTCATGTATTCTTTTTTCTTTTCAGCTTGCAAAGCCAATTCATTTTCTAATTCACATAAATTATTATTTGCTTGTTTAGAACTTAAAAGATTAAAAGATTTAGATGCTTGGTTTTCAGATTGCGGACGGCAAACCGCGTCATTACTAGCTTCATCGACTGTCTCTCGTTGGGACACGCTCGATGGGACATAAGGTAAAATGAGATAAATACTAGCCCCTTTAATGCCGTTTAATTTTGTTCCTGGTAACTTTTCGATGATGCCTAACTCAACTAATTTTTTCATCGAACGATAAACAGTTTTTGTACTGATCTCCAATGATGTAGCAATAGTTGCAGCCTTTAAGTGGCACACTCCAGGATGCTCTAAACTGTGTGAAGCAAGTTTGAAAACGATAGCTCGTTCTGATTCTGTTAAGTCATAGTAATGTGCCGCTATATGGTCCTCCACACTCTTATCCATATCTGCTACTGAGTTGAATGTTGTGTATTGTGCTAGGTATTCGAATGCCATTTGTTTTTCACCTCATTTCCATTCCACTTTCTCTACTTAAATGCCTGACTTAAATGTTCACGAATCTGTTTTACTTCCAATTCTGTAAGCAGACGATGATACCTCATGATCCACTTCAATCGATTCTGATACCTATGGGCATCTGTAATCGAGTCTTGTTGTTTCATTTTCATTTGGATGTACTCATTACGTTGTTGAATTGTTTTCAATTTGTTCACCTCTTTTTATCTAATTATACGTTTATTCGATATTTCGTATTTCTAGATAACAGTATATTATACGTATATTCGTATAGTCAATATGATTTTATACTTTTATTTGATATTGCGTATAAACGTATATTCTGATATATTTTGAATATCGACTAATTAGTGAAAGGTGGTTTATTATGCGGATAAAACTAAAAGAAGTAATGGAAGAACGAGGGCTTACACAATCAAAATTGGCTGAAATGACAGGGATTCGCCAAGCTGCTATCAGCGAAATTGTAAATAATCGCAGAGACACAATTAACAAAGCGCATTTAGAAACCATTTGTAGGATATTAGAAATAACAAGCTTTGACGATATACTGGAATGGGATTAACAGATAACTAAATAAGGTTGTCAGTTTTTTATGTATAACTAAAAAACCAGGTACTCACGTTTAGAGTGCCTGGTTTATTTATTTTGGTGACTTAATAATAATTTTTCTACTTGTGTCTTCAACGCCATATTAGCATACGTCAGCACTAAGTCTTCACCAGCTGTGGCAACAGTTAAATCACTAAAGTACTCGTCAATCTTTTCCCACTTCACAACTCTAATTTTATCATTTGCCAACAGCCTTTTAGAATTGTAACATTCTTGAGATATGTCGTCTAAAAGCTTATCAAGTATCGGCAAATAGACTTTACTCATTTTTAAGTTTTCAATCACTTTGTAGTCACGTTGCAATGACTGTACTGCCATATCATAAATTACATATTTATGAAGTAGCCGTCTTTGCTCAAAGCTTATCATACAACGAAGCGCTCCTTGTGAATGATTGGTACAACTGCCAACACACTATCAATCATGAATGTGCGCTTTGCTTGCCTTGTAAAACAATATGCTTGGAATGTGTCGCCCACAATTTTTATGATTTTGATTCGTCTTTTTGATACTTCACCAGACTTAGCCAAATACATCATATTCACAAATTGGTTACGTTGCATTGCTTTAATCAGTTGTTCTTTCATCCTCTACACTCCTCAAATAAGAACGTTTGTTTTGTAATTATATTAGAACAAACGTTTGTGTTTTGGCAAGAAAAAAATTTTGGAAATCAAAAAAGACTAGGCGCTCATTCGAGTACCTAGTCCCTTGTATGTTGTGTTTTCTATTTAACTCTATTCAAAGCATGCTCTAATTCATTTAGCCAGTGTTTGCCACCATAAACGACAAATGTTGTTTCATTCTCTTCATCATCAAAAACATGAATTCTTTGTGTAATAAAGAGGTTTAGGCCAAGTTCAGTTCGATCTACTTCATCTAAACTAACTTCCCAATATAAATTAGGGTTTATATTTATAGCATGAGCGCAAAAGATCAAGCGTTGATTTGTTAACAACAAACGACCTCCGTCAGATTTGGTTGCACTGTAATACATATTCGCCACACCTGAGCGTATCGGGAATTCATTTTTATTCATTTCAATCTCGTGGAAAAAGATTTTTTTATTTGTAAGTTTGAATTCATTAGAATCGTAAGTAATTTGTTTTGCTTCAGACGTAATAATATAGCTGCCACAATACTCACAAACATTTTCTTTTGGATCAAATGTTGCAGCACAGTTTGGACAATTTAAAGCTTTAACCATAGGTTCATCGCTCCTAATTATATGTTTCTATAAAGTATACTTCGATTTACTAAATATACCAATAATGTTCTCAATAAAAAAGATAAGATACTCACCTTTCAATGAGCACCAAGTCATTTTTCATTCCTATTAAAGGAAATATTTGATAAAATCACTTAGAGCAAAAAAAACGAGAAATTAAAATGTTAGGATGGGAAAAATGGATAAATTGGAAAGCTTAAAAGAGGATTTTGATCTTACGGGTGATAATGGTGAAATAAAAAAAGAACTAAAAAAAATAATGAAAGACATACACCCAGATACAAATGGAGGAGAATTTAAAAGTGAAAAAGATAAAAATTTATATACTACTTTAGCTTTAGCAATTGACAAAATAGATGTAATTAATGAGAAACAATTACCTGCTATAAAAAATGCCGAACTATTAGCTTTAACAAAAATTATCTCAGAAGATAAGCAAGAAAAGATAAATTTAAATTTAACCAATAACATAGAAAAACGCTATTCAACAATCAAATCTAGACATTTTTTACCAAAAATTTCTGTCACAGCTATTACAACCGGAATCAGTTTTATCTGGTTATTTCCTAATATAGTTAGTGAACATCCTATCCTAGGTAAAATAATAGATTTTGATGATGTTCGTTTCACCCAAATTTGGATGGGAACCCTAATCGCCACTGCGGTTTTATGGATTTTTTTACATAAAATTGAACGAAGAGAAAAAATTATGTCATCGAATTACAATACTATGGCATTCCAAAATCAAATTTTTGAAATGTTTATTAATGATGAAGAATCTTATAAAGTGCCTGCAGAAATTACCTTTACAAAAGATTACTTCATTAGGTTTTTAATTTTGGAACATAACAATCGTGGATTTTATTTGACAAGATTCTTTTCAAGATTCCTTGGTTACTCATTGGATTTGGAAGTTGCCCAAAGTATTGCAGATGTTATTTTTGAACGTGCAGAAGGTAAAGGTTTAATTGCAAAAGTGGATAATAGAGGATTAATAGACGTCTATAGATACATTAATTAAATAGTCGTTTTCCTTATTTGAAAGATTATACATTTATAAGCCCAGCTAGCTATATACCGAGCTGGGCTTATTATTATTCGGCTACAATATTTGTTACCTGTGCTAACTTAGCTATTTTTATCTTATTTGCACCTGCTTGTGCAGCATCCATTCCTGTAAATGTACCTGTTTTAACACGCCATCTTGTGTCGTCTTGCTCGATATATGCCACCCATCCAAAACGATGTTTTAATACATCTAAGATGTTTTCAGCGGCTTGTTTTGTAGCATAAGTGCCTGTTAAGACACGATATTTATTAGTATCTGTGGAAGGCATCTGTTGCTGTGTATTACCACTTGCCTCCTTAATCATCGTAATAAATTGTGACCAACTTACTCTTCCATTACGCATATAACTAGGGCAATTTTTACCGCTAAAGTGGTTATGCTGAACAACGTTTTGAATAGAAATGTTTTCATCTTTCATGATTTTTGCAACAAGTTCTGCCGTGTTTTGTACAGCTTTTAAATAGTTACCATCACTGTTTACACACGTTTCTACTTGAATCCCCTCATCATTACCTGTGTTACTTCCTGCCGCCCAACATCTCCAAGCATGTTCAAATGATTGTACAGCCTCTTTGTCGTCCACAGTATAATGCCAGGAAGCTGAACGACTATTACCGTTGTATTGTAAACGTGCGTGTGCGTCTGCATCGGCTCCTGAACGTGTATTATCTGTTTCATGAACAACGATAAACTTTTTAGCGTTTCCTTTTCCATAAGTGACCTTGTTAGCTTGTACATCAGGTACTAACTTTTTACGAACTGTAATCATTTAATATTCCCCTCTCCTGTTTTATCCTTTACAATCGATAAAATATTTTTAATAAAGTCAGGCATTGGTAAACCCATCTTTGTACCGTTTTCTGTGATAGAAATGAATTCGAGTACACAGAATGCAATGGCTGCCCCATCACCTGCGTACTCGATACCTGGAATTACTAGCGACAGTAAATACACTGAACTAACTAGCATTAAATAATAAATTTTTCGTATGATGCCGTTGAAACCAACACGGCTATTTAGGTTTTGATTAACAATCCCACTCATAAGACCGGTTGCATAATCAATAGCCATAAACCCTATCAATACAGTTACTGCCATTCCTAAACCGTCAACCGAGTATGACACCAGCGTGCCAATTGCTCCACTTACTGCAGCAATCCATTTTTCCATTAGAACACTTCCCTTTTTCCAATATAAAAAGGACACGCCCTAAAGACGCATCCTTCAATTTCCCAAACGCTTGGGATTATTAAATTATTAATAGACTCTTAAAAACTTTTTTTCGATAACATTTTCAATAAGAAACAACTGAGCTCATCGTTTGTATTAAACCTAATTTCAAAAATTTGATTTTCTTTTTTCACTGACAGTATATTCCCATTTACTTCAAATGCTATTTTTTCATTTTCCATGATTACACCTCCTAAATTTATGGTATTATTATCCTTTGGAAAGGAGGGAAATAATGAGACTAAGAGACATGAAACAATTATTAAGCGAGAACATTGAAGATCTTTATTTTGCGTCTAAAACCAATCCGAGTAATAGCAGTATGACCATATTAGACGATTTTCAAAAGACTATTATTGCTGTGAACAATTTGAAGGAATTGAATTTTCTTAGGAATGATATAAGTGAGTTATCACAAATAGAAAACATTTATTATGATAAATCTATAGATGATCATATTGTAGTTGATAATGGTTCCTTCAATCAATTCAACAAGGTAATAAACGATATTCGAGACAAATGCTACGCAACTTTAGAAGCATTTGACCAAGCTATACCAGACCAACAAGAATATTCAATCAGCGTTAGACTTCCTGATTGTCAGGATTTGAATCAGTTAGGCAAATTTTTCTCTAGATTGAATAAATCTTTGGAACAAGCAATTGTTAACGACAAAATTAAAGGTAATATTACTATCCAAAATTTCGACTCGGGTTCACTCTGGGTAGAACTAGTACTAGGCGGTTTTGTTGCACTTAAATTCGTTGGTGCTCTTACACATACTGCTGCTGTAGTACGAAATAAAACTTTCCAGTATAAAATGCTAGAACAGCAAGCAAGAACACTCGAGATAAAAAACGACACTTTAGAAGATTTGCAAAAAGGACTCTCCAAAAGTATTGATGTTCTTGTTGAAGCCGAAACAAAAAATTTGTTAAATCAAGAAGGCATAGAATATAATCCTGAATACTTAGAAAAAATGAAGTACTCTGTGAAAACTTTAGCTGAGCTGATAAATGAAGGAACGCAGATTCATCCTTCCTATTTAGCTGAACCTGAACACACTAATCAATTTCCCGATTTTAAAAATTTAGATCAAATCGAGTCAACGATTAAACAGATTGAGTCGAGTGCAACAGAATAAAGCAAAAAGCAAAAAGCAAAATCCCTTTTTAAAATGGGATTTTGCTTTAACTTATGCTTCTAGTTTTCTTTGTATAACCCTAGTTAGTAATGCACCTCATTTATACACATCAAATGTGTTTAGGATTTTATTCAGCTAAAAAGCCGACTCCTGATTCTACAAGAATTTCTTTTACGCCTTCTTGTAAAGTTGCAGGTACTTCATTGAATTTTGTTTTACCTAAAATTACACGTTGTGCGAAGAACATTGCCATCATAACCTCACCTCCTTTAAAGTACAAAATAATCCATCTTAAAAAGCGCATCATTCATACACCTTTATTGCTATTTCTGCAATTAGGTCCTCCATAAATTCCATGCGTTCTGCGTTTGCTTTATTTTGTAATGTCAGTAACTTATTCTGTTTTTCTAAACGTGCAGTCTTTTCAGCTAAAGTTTCCTCATTCCCAAGTTTGACAGGATCGCCAAATGTACCATCTTCATTACGTGGTTTATATTCCATGGCCATTACTCAACCGCCCCCGATATTAGATGTATTTTGTGATTTACAGTTGTGTCCTGTCTTGTTGAAGACAGCTTTAAAATGATGCTATCCTTCGCTTCTGTAGACTCGTGATAAAAAGCATCCTCCACAACTCCGGTCATGTTGGACATTGGTACTGTTTTAGTAGGTTCAAGAGTTTCGTATTGCTCTTGTTCACCAGCTAACGTCATCGACAATTCGACTTTTAAATCCATTTCCTCGTCGCGCTCAATGAATAATAAAACGCCCTTTGCGGATCCGGCAGGAGGATTAATTTTATACCTCGCTACCGAATGCAAAATAGGCGTTTTAACGTTATTTTTATTAAGTTTTATTGTCTTGTTTGTTTTAGCGCCATAGTTATCGATGACCTCAACAATAATCGTATTTTCTCCGATTTTGAGTTGGCCAAGTGAAATATCAAATTCCCACTCGCCACCTGGGCCACTGTAAATTTCAACGGCATTTCCATTGTTAATACGTCTAGTCACTTTAAGTGTTGAATTAGCATCTTCATCTGATGCTTTACCGCTAATTTTAAATTTATCAGCATCAACTACACCAGACGGAACAACGGCATCCACAGATAAAATTGGCGCTCGGTTAGGAATAACATAGAATGATTTTTCAACGATTGCTGAAGATGCTTTTTCACTGTCCTCGGCCCATACTTTTAATTTGTGGGCTACTCCGGCTGCTAAATCGCCAGTTAAAACGTTGTCACCATCATATAACTTACCACCATTAAATTTGAGTTGTTTTGATAATGGAATCTGTATTTTGCTCAGGTTGGTAGCTAAAACTTTTCGTTGTTCACTATTAATCTGATAATAAACTGTAACAGATTGATCTGCGTCAGCATCATAAGCTGTGCCTGCAATGTTTAAAATATCGTTTTCATACAATGTTTCATTTTCAGCCGGGCTAGTCAAGGAGACTGTAGGAGCTACATTATGTTCGATTACAAAAGGCTCTGAATAAACATAGTCGGAATACACATTACTTGTATTTTTTGCACGTACTCGCAATTCAAGCGTTTTAAGTGCTTTATCAGTCGTGATTGTTAAGCTACGAGTAAGTGTGTTGTTGTAAGCTAATTGCGTCCATGTGCCGGTTACATTGTATCTGTAATCTACCTCGTATAACGATAGATTAGCAGCACTGGAAGCACCAAATGTAATATTAGCTACATCATTAGGTTTAAACTTCTTACCTGTTGTTGGAGATGTGAATGGTGATGGTGGCGCGATAGATTGACTTACACGACTACCACGCACATACCAATTACCATCGGTATGACGTCCGTTTGTTGGATATGTGCCATCCTCGGCAGGAATGTCGCTTTGTACTAGCGAGCCTTTACTGTAACTTGTCGATGACGTCGAATCACTTGGGTTTTTTCTTTGCAGAGATACCAGTTGTCGTGCGCCTGACAGGTTTCCTCCGGTACCAATTACTTCTATGGTATATTTCTGTAAAGTTGAGCCACTCATTTCATACCCAACGTCACCAACTGACATAGGTACGCTGTAACCTATTTGACTATCTACTCCGTAATAGTTGCTTCCGTTATAAAACATGTATGATCGGTATAGATTAGCGAATTCTGTTGGAGTCCAACCAACTGGAGAACTCCATGGACCTTCTGACCATGTTGTCGTACTTGCAGTCGTATACTTAGCATAATAATACTTTGGCTTTGTAACTGTATACAAACTACTCTCGCGATACGCACTTTCTAATCCTCCTGAATCAACAGCCTTGACGCGCATTTTTAAGCTTGTCGCATTAGGTATTGTGTACGGAAAGTTCGATGTTGTCGTTTCTCCAGCTTTTGAGTATGCAGCGTTATTAACAGAAACTTCCCAAATGTATTTAGACAGATTTCCATTTTCATCAGATGAAGCTCCTACAGAGAATACTTTAGAATCACCAATTTCCAATGAACCTGACGGTTGCGTAAATGCCCCTGGCTGTGTTGGAGCTACGTTAATCTGTTCACCCCGAACATACCAATAACCGTCTGTATGGCGTCCATTTTCAGGATATGCGCCATTCTCTGCTTGAATATCACTTTGAATGAGTGAACCACGTGAATAAGAACTAGCAACTCTCCATTCATAGAGTGTACATTCGTAATTGGTTGTTGGATAAATACTATAATACTTCGGGTTGTATCCTACCTCAAAGTAATAATGTTCTCCTGGACCATAAGTTTCTAAAAGGTACTGCAGATGATATCCTAAGTTAAGTCCATTATAGTCACGTTCAATCCACAAACTTCGTTGTGATTCTACAACAGAAATCGATGTTTTATGCATGGGATGGTCAAGATTAATATTCATACCAAGCTTAATTAATTCAGAATCAATACGCCTATTACCACTTCCATCTGGATTAAAGCGAATAACTGATTGTGCGGTATATGATGGATATAGTGATTCTACTGCACTATACTTACTGTAATAATATTTAACCAACCTAAATCACCTCCACTAAATCAACTTTGAACGTTTGCCAATCACCAACACCCATCTCCGAATTAGCTGTATCAATTAAAACATTACTACGAGCCACTTTTGCGCCTTTTTTATATGCATTTTTAAGAGCTTGCACCTTAATTGTGTCTTTGCTTACCTCTGTAATCCCAATGTCCTCACAAGCTACATCATCAAAAATAGTGACCTGTGTAAACGGTGTAAAACCATCAACACTAGCCACTTTTAAAGTAGTAGTACCTATTGCTACAGCCTCAATAATATCTGTCATTGCTTTATCCAAAATAATTTTATTAGTGCTGCCATCAAGTGGATCAACAAAAGTTCCGCTGTTACCTGGTACCCGACCATCAAGTTCCATTTGTATTTGCATACGTCTAATCGTTGCCTTCATTTCTACGATGAGATCATGAGCCATATAGATACCATCGTCCATATGATTAAGCCGTTTAGCATTCACCCTTGTACCATCTTCTAAGTATTCGTATTCTGGTTGACCAGTGAGTGGATTCTTAATAATGTCTCCATTCTCATTCTTTTTAGGAATCAACTTCCCATCAGGTCCTCTCTTCCAAATACGATCTTTCCATTTTAATAATTCATATCCATTAGAGACTACTAAACTCATACCTGCAGTTCTCCTTTCGCTGTACCGGTTAACGTAAAGACAATCATTAAACCTTCTTCGCTTGGCTCAATCGATGTGGTATATCGATCTAATTCAATTCCTTGTGCATCTACTAATTTAGCACTCGTAACTTTGCCATGCCCATCATCTAAAAACACATAATTCTTAACTGAATCACCTACAATTTCTTGAGAATGAAAAGTTTTAATAATATCTTGGCCATCTATAGTGACAATAGCATTTCTTGCCATGTCTCTCCAAAATATTAATGTTCGATCTAGTACAACACGAGCTACCATGTATCCATCACCTCATTTGCATAAATTTCACCACATACCGGCAGATAAACTGGATACGTGTAATTTTTAGTTCTAATTTCAATTGTTTTATCAGTTCCAACACCAGGCATACCCTCACAAACAAATGTACCGCAAATAGGGAAATGAACAGGGTAGTGGTACTTTGCTGAATCAATTTCTATATATTGTGTCTGTGGCATTTTAACAGCTATATATTCTAGCCATGAGCGTTTGTTTTTCGTGGCTTCAACCATTTTTCGCAAACGTTTCATGTCCTCGCGTGCTACAAATGGTTCATCTACTTCAATTTTGAAACGATATTTTCCGCCACCATATTCGAACCATTCAAAAACCTGCGCATTTTTATAGATAATAGACACTACGTCTTCTACAGCACCCCTAGTGCCTTTCTTTCGATGCCATTTTCTCGATGCTTTCACAAGCCCTCTTTTTTGTTCTATAGGAAGGTTTACTTCGTAGAAATCGACATGCTTTTCGTATGCTAATAAATCTAACAGTGCCTCAGGCATTTTATCGATGTCGACTAGGTTATAAATCGCCTCTGCTTCTTGATAAGCTTGTTTCAGTTGTATTTCAGCAGCTTCAGCAATGGCTACGAGTACCGGATCTTGATGTAAACTGTGGGGCAGTAATTTTAATAGATCGCTAGTCATTCGATAGCCCTTTAAATGTGATGTTGGCTGTTAGTTCTTTAGCTATCTCTGTTTCGCCAATTTCAATAAACATTGGTGAGCTCGGAGATACACGCGATGCCCCTGCTTGTTTTAAACGCGCTATAAGCTCTGAAAAATCTACGTCACGTCCCATTTTAGAACGCTGCCATACAAGGTAATCTTGAAATGCTTGCTTGACTTGCTTTTCAATAATTGAGGAAACAGTAGAACTTCTGTTTGAAATCCAATACTCTACTTCAACTGAGTAATTCACAACGGTTGCTGCTTTAGTAAGAACCTTATCTGTAAGAGGTCTTGTCTCTTTGTTCATCAGGTTTGCTTCTACTAATGCAAGATCTTCTTCACTCGGTAACTCTCCATTTGCCATCAAAATATATACATCGACTACGCCTTCTTCTGGAGAATCCACTTTAACATCTACAATCTCTTGACTGGCTGCCTTTGCCCAATAAATATAAGCACCCTCAGGACCAGCAACAGAAAAACTCTCAGGTGCAAGTCGAATTCTTTCAGCGTAAGCATCGTCGCTTTCTTCATCCGCACCACCATTTGTTATTGTTGTATTTTGAACAGTTTTTACGTAAGGCAACGGCTCCACTAAAGTAGATATTTCACCAGGCAAAAAGCCGTTTCCTATTTCACCTGGTAATTCACAAGTAGCCTCCACAGTAAATAGGTGCGTTCCTGATGGAATAACATGTGTTTCTTTAGTTACAAAATAAATATCACCTACAAGGTATCTTGTTCCTTGGTGAATAGGTAAAGCATCCACACGATCTTCTTCCAATACAAATGCCATTGTTGTGTTTGCATATTTTGCTGGTAGACGCTCAGTAGAATTTTCTGTACCAAAGTGATCTAACATGTCATCCTCTGCATACGACAAGCGATTCTGACGTAAGCCATGCTCTAACTTGTTTCGCTCAATGGATACGAATGCTGCAATAGCCTGTATAAATTTTAGTCTTGGATCTGCACGTTGTAATGTTAATCCCGTTTTTTCTCTGACATGGAATAACATTTCACTTTCAATTTGTTCCGGTGCCTTTTCTAAAAAATAAAGATCCGGTAAATTAAACCGACTCATTGATTTTCACCTTCACTTTCGGCTTTAAGCTACCAACCAATCCATCTCCGGTTACTTCGATAGACTCAATAAGCGCACGTGGCTCAAACTTGTTGATTGCTTCGGTTAATTTTGCTGTTGTTCTTGCTTTTGCAATATTAATAGGTGTATCGATAACGGTCATATCCCATCCAAATTCACGATCCAACGGGCAACTCATCATAGCTGAAGCCATAATAAAAGCGACATTCTGTAGTATTTCATCTACACCTGTCGCTCCAAAATCTATATTTTTCATTGGCTCTACATCATACATGCTATCACCCTTTCTTTATTGTTGAGTACGAGTTATTAGATGTAATGTATTTGCCACCACCAAGCGAGTACCAACCATTCTTTTCTTCGTAAACTGTCAATTTATCATTTTTCAAGGCATAACCTAATACCTTATGATTCACACCTGGTCCATTTCGTATATGTACTGATTTCACAGTAATAGTTATGGCACCGAGTGTCTTTTTTGAACTACCTGCAGCTGCTGTCTGATTGCTATTTGTAGTTGTCTTTTTTACTGGCGTCTTGCTATCAACGTATTCTTTTAAAGAAACAGCTACTTCGATTGTGAACACATTTCCTTGCTGATCGATATTTCGTAATTTTTCTGTAAGATCCGTTACGACTAATTTATTTATCATTATTGGCTTTTGACCTAAAATGAAGTAATGAGCTTCTCCTCTATTTTGCATTCTTTCTAACCTAGACATTTCCTTCATGGGATTAATACCATGTTCAGCACGTAACAAAATGTTGTAATTTAATTCTGCTAGTCCTGGTCCATCAAATTCTAATTTGGCCTTATTCCCATTAATATCATGTTCATTCCACTTAGCGCTACTCTTCTTTTCTAGATCATTAAATGTCAGTATTTTATCTGTAGACACTTCAAAAATAACATCACCAAAACTACCGATTGTGGCCATTTCACATCACCTTCCTTTATTCTGATGTCGAGCTGTTACCACCAGGTGAAAGTAATTGCCCATTTACTATTACAGGACCTTTTGTTTCGATGTTTATTTCACCATCTATGTTTAGATGTAATTTATGCATTTTAGTGTCATATTCAATAAAGCTACCATCTTCAAATTCCAGGCATCGTTTTTCTGGATCGGTTCGAGGTGGTGGTGTTCCATCTGGATAATAGGAGCCTAAAATAAAACCTTCGCTCCGTTTTGTGAAAAGGCAAAGTACCGGCTCTCCAATCTTCGGCATCCAATAATCTTTATTTTTTAACGTGCCTCGAAATAAAATAAATAAAGGAGCTGATACCTTACCATCCTGCTCTTCCATTTTGACGCGAGCTGTTCCTTTTGCTGGATCAACAATTGTTACTTCACCAACTTGGGTACGCATTAATATCCCTCCAAACATTTGCGTAAATCTAGGGAAATTTCACTTTTGTTATGTGTTACTCTCGTTGCGATATATTTGCCATTTAAACGGCCAAATCCAATTAAATCAAAAGTCATTCCTGCATCGATATGCATTTCACTAATGACCGTTAATTTAATTGTCGTTGCGTCTTTATTAGCTTCTCTCAATCGTTTCTTAGCTAATTTTTGAGCCTCTGCAACAGATTTAACTTCTTCCTTCACGACTAGTGTACGACCTACTTTAGGAGCTTTTTTAGGTGTAAAGGTTGCTTTTATCGTTTGTTTTTTGCCTGCGTTGTGAGATTGTACACGGCAATCTTTATAGGTGCCTGTGAGCGTTGTATTAAAACTCCAGTCAAGTACCTGTATTTTTGATGTTTTTTTACTTATCCGCAAAATGGTTCCGACTGTCGGTTTTGCTTCGTAATCTACTTCATCTAAAACGACTATAGAGCTATTGGACAGCTTGAGACATAAGCCCTCGTCTTTACATAATCGATACAAAAAAGCTAAATCTGTCTCAGATTCTTGCTCATAGCGATCATTTTTAGGATCTTCTTTCGTTTCCCAAAATAGCTTTAATTTATTAGCTTTGGCAATATCGCTAACCACTTGTTTAAGCTTCGCTTTCTCCCATGCTTTAGATTTAAATTGGCCACGTATAGATGTAGACTCCGGCACAGCTAATGCTTTAATTGTCATTTTTGTAGGTGGACCACTGCCATCTAATTCATCTACTTCAAATTTTCCTAACTTAGTTTTTACATCGTTTTCAATCCAGTGTTTCCGTACTATTTCAGCCTCTATAAGAGAGCCTTTTGCCGGGAACCAATCATTTAGCCAGTGAACATCTGCATCTTGTAAAACAAGCTGCAAATCGTCTATTTCGCCACTTAAATTATCAGTATATGTCCAACCAATTAAGTCCCCACCTAATTCATTTGTTAAACTTGCTCGATTGTAAATTACATTTAATTCTGTACGTCTAGCTAATGTCATAATTCATCATGCTCCCTGAGCCAACTAGGGCGTTCAGTATAAATTGATGTATCAACGTCAGGGATATTTAAAATAACATCACCTGTAAAAAAGATAGTGTTACGATGCTTGGGATTAGCCTCAAGTAAAAGGGGAAGCAAGTATTCGCTCCCCCATACTTTGTATGCAATTAAGTCCCAAGTATCGCCCTGGATAGTTGTATAACTATTCATATTGCGTCCTCCTTGGTGCAGCACCGCCTCCAGTTGGTATCTGTATATTATCGATACGTGTCTTTAGGCTATTTAAAGCTGCTATTACATTTTGAACAGCCGGTTGAATCCCTTGTATCGAAGCAATCCATCCAGAAGCCTGTCCAATCGTTGATGCTAAACTAGACATGTTCGAACTTGATAGATCAGTAGCTGTTTTCAACGAATAAAAGGACATGAAAAAGTTTGTACTTACTTGGCCTGAATACATCGTCAAATTATTCAAGTTAGCAGCTGTTGTACTTGTACTTGTTTGAAGGGTTGTAAATGCTGTAAGGATAGTTGTGCTTGCTGTACCAATACCTGTCGCTAAGGTCGTCATATTCTGACCAACCAACGGTGCACTTGTCGATATTGTTGTAAAAGCTGTATTAGTAGTTTCTAAAGTTGTTGCAAGTTTGTTGGCAGATTCAGTTAATTTTGTTGTATCAACAGGTTTAGTAGCTTCAGTACTTGCCTGTTTTGTTGGGGCAGATACTGGTGTCGGTTTCGGTGCCAATGTTGGTCTTTGTGGCAGTGCTCGGATCGGTTCAGGTGTAACTTTAGCAGCTTCGCCACTACCTCTTGCGGTATCAACAGCTTTTCCACCTAGCCATTTACCACCGAAATATCCAGCTGCACCACCTATAGCTCCTCCTATTGCAGTACCAATGCCAGGTGCAATAGCTGTACCTATAGCTCCTCCTATTTTTGCGCCACCCCAGCCACCAATAGCTCCTACTGCAGTTTCTCCAGTAGCTTTTACTTTGTCATTTGAATTGAATATATCCAAACCGCCTGATATTAGACTTAATGGTACAAGGCCTTTACCAACCCATTTACCTGCAGATGATATAGCCTTTCCACCGCCTTTGAAAAGACTTTTCCCTGTATCCCAAATCGATGAAAAGACGGACTTTTTACCGCCCTTACCGCCTTTTGGGAATTCTACTACATTGCTCTTTTTAGATCCTTTATTAGTTCCTTTTTTCGTTTCTTTTTTCTTTTTGGATTCAGTTGGCTCAATAAATACATCTGATGAATCTTGGTCTTTTGATGAGCCTTTGTTACCGCCTTTTTTGCCACGTCTCTCCATAGCCCATCTACCAGCGCCAACAGCGCCTTTGACAAGTGTTCCGCCACCCATCATCCATGCAGCAGCGCCTAGACCGAGAGCGCCGCTAAAATTACCTTCTAAAGCAGCAGAAACAGCACCACTAGCTGCGCCAGTTAATCCGGCAATAAACGCTTTCCCTGCAATTGTGCCGAGCTTTGTAAAAATCCGACCCATCGCTTCGCCACCTGGACCACCTAACCAGGTTTCCGCCTTTTGGATAGCTGTGTCTAGCATATATTCAAATTTTTCACCAAAGCTCATTTTGTTAAACATTTCATATTTTTGTAGGTCCTTGCTATATTGAACCATCATTCTTTGTGCATCTGCAGGATCCATATTGGGTGTGATTTTTGGTTTAATTGGCTTTTCAGTGCTAAATGGTGCTGTAATTTCACCAAGGATTTTTGCTGTAGCTTCACCAGCTTTTTCTATACTGCCCATGTTTTTATCAAGGGTTCCTGTTATACCACTGAAAAACTTTTGAAACACTGGTAAGACAGGTGTCATAAACTTGATTTGAGCACCCTCGATGCTACTCTTTAAAAGTTGAAGGGAACCTGCATAGTTATCTACCATCGTTGCCGACATTTTTGCTGCAGTTCCATCTGATTTTTCCATTGCAGTTGTCATCCGTTGTAGCTCATCTGAACCAGTCGAAAGTAAAATAGCCCAATGTTTAAATGCTTCTGCACCAAATAGTGTTTGTAGCGTATTAACTCGCTGTTTATCACTCATTCCTGCTGTCCCTTTTTCTATCTCTTTTATCAGGGCAGGTAGAGACTTCATTTTTCCTCGAGCATCAAAAAACTCCATGCCTAATTTTTTTGTTTTTTCCGCTATTTTTCCTTTGTCTTCAGCTAATCGACCCATTGAGCTTGCAAATGCTTGACCTGCAACCGAACCCTTCAAACCTTGGTTAGCAAGTGCCATCATTGCTGCAGATGTTTCTTCGAGTGACCATTTAAATTGATTTGCAGTAGGAGCCGCATATTTCATAGCTTCACCAATCATCTCAACGTTTGTATTAGCGTTAGCTTGAGCATAAGCAAATACGTCTGCTGCATGTCCGGCTTTATTTGCGTTCATACCAAATGCTTGCATTGTATCCAGTTTGTTATCGTAAGGCTCTTTATCCTTACTTCCGGGGCTTTCACCGCATTATAGGATGTTATTTCATCCTCGGCTCAGACTATATCTTCACCTACAACCTTACTTGTTTAGGTGGTGGGCGCTCTTGGGCAGTTCACCATACCAAATGGGTTAGGTTACTTCTCCTAGTCGTTGCACCTTCCGTTTGTTTCCAAACAGCTTGGCTCAGGATTGCCATATCATAATAAAAAGACAAGGCTATAACTCCTTGTCTAAAATTCTTTCAATATTATTAAATTCCCAATAAGGAATTCGTAATAACATTATTTTATTTTCAATACAGAAACGATTTTTTATTGCATCTCTTTTCTTTTGGAGTTCAAACTGTTGATCTGTTCGGAATTTTTTATAAAAGTGAAATTCTCCATCATATTCTATTAACAACTTTAATTTATTATTTTCGAAAATAGCAAAATCAAAGGGAAGTGGAAACTCATTCTTGCATTTTTCTATTCTATATTGTGCCTCGTATTGTATACCTCTACTGGCCAAGTATGCTTCTATCCGTTCTTCACCTCGGCTATACTGGCATTTAGGACACCTTTTACCATGATGTATGAAGTTACCTGGAGTAGTATTATATATATGTTCGCACACATTGTGTCTAATTTTAATAGGCGTTACTCCATTAACATAGTTCTCTAAAAACGTATACTCATCTCCGACTATTTCATAAACTGATTTTATGAATTCGTCGTTTGACCATCTTAATTTTAATAGTTTTCCTTTGTGTGAACATTTAGGACATTTCCTTCCTCTTAACAAATTAGAAGGAGATACCAAGTATACATTTCCACATAAATTATGTTTTACTTCAACTTTGATTTTATTATTCTTATAATCACCTAGAATCTCATATTCACTTCCGAACTTCTTTTTAACTTCATCCATAAATTGCTCTTTATTTTTCCTTCTTGGCGCTCCCATCAAGTGTCGTGCGCAAATCGGGCATCTTTTTCCTTGCTGAAAGTCATTTGGTGTAACCTCGTACTCCGTACTGCATAAATTGTGTCTTAACTTCACTTTTACTCCTGACTTTACATATCCGCTTAATAAAGAGTATTCGTCACCAACAGTTTCTTCCATAAGTTTGATAAATTTTAATTCATTCGCTTTTCTATGCTTTTCAATTGTTTCTGTACTCCATTTTCCAGTTGGCATTTGTTTCACCCCAAGATAATTATAATCTATAAAACAAATGCTGGCATTGTATCAATATTATTATGACGTAGGTTTCCCCTGAATTCACCCACTATTTTATGCTGCGGATTTCTCCGCAACCGAGCAATTTTGTTTACTCGTAATATCTGCTGCTCGACCTAAATCCATAGATCCGGCTGCCGCAAGATTTAACATGCCGGGCATTGCGGAAATGATTGCATCTGTTTTCCAACCAGCTAATGCAAGGTATTCCATACCCTCTGCTGCTTGAGTAGCTGAAAATACTGTCGACTTACCAAGATTTTGTGCCTCGGCGTTCAGTCTTTCAAGATCTGCCCCAGTTGCACCAGATATAGCAGAAACTTTAGACATTTGTTGCTGGAAATTTGCTGCTGTATTAAGTGAAGACATAGCTACACCTGCAGCTGTAGCAGTTGCGCCAACAGCTCCGATACTTGCCACTGTTTTAGCTGTATTCATACCACTTGAAAAAGTGGATTTTAAAGCACCGATACGCCGTTGGCTACCCTCTAGCTGTTTTAGCTCGCGAGAGAGTTTTGCTGTACTTTCTGCATATTGTGATTGGTGAATCTTACCGTTTTTGAAATCGCGGCCTAATCGATCTAGTTCACGTTGCGCTTCACGAGCACGACTTTTTAAATCGCCTAAATTCGTTGTAGCTTTTGAAAAAATATTGTTGAAGGAGCTACCGACTTTACCATTTATCTCGAAAGTCATATCGAAGCTTTTAGCCATCGTCTTTCGCTCCTTCCTCATTCATCACTTCTGTCCATTCTTTTAAAGACGAAAATGGTTCTTTTTCCCAATATTCAATTGATGTAAATGAATTAGATGCTAAGGATAGGAGTAACCTTCTTATTTCTTTGCTCCCACCATCTACACCTATTATTGGAAGAAAAAATTTCGAGCCGTGAATGTTACTTCGGCAAAATCTACCATTCCTAATCGCTCTAAATCATCTACTAAAATTCCTGATGCTCTGGACGCGATTCTGACACAAACTTGCTGATCTCCAACTGAGTTAAAACCATCTGCGTGCCCTTCTGCTTTTAATTCCTTATCAATTTTTAATACATCGGCACCTGTCATTTTTCCAAAATCCAATTTAATTTCATTTAAAAGAGCCCCATCAATATTGATAGGACTCTTTAACTCAACAATTTTCACATTTGGATTTTCAACAACTGCTGCTTTTTCTTCTTGTACCTCTATATTTTTTTTAATCTCTTGATCATTTTTCATTATAATTTGCCCCTTTTTTTGTTTTATTGTCCTAGCGCTTCTCGAAGTCTCGCGCCGTAATCTATACCATCAACTTTATAAATGTAATTATGACGATCATATTCAAACAGAACTTTACCTTTATCTTCAAGCTTTATATAATGAATCTCTACTTCCGAAGAACCATCATAAGGAGAACCCTTTTCAACCTTACCTAGTGAGTTTTTTGTTACAGAACCTAGGACAAGGACTCTAGATGGTGTGAGTTCATGTTTGCGTGTTTTTGTATTAAAGTGTTGATTGGCCATTCGACAATCGATTTTAATGCCGTCAGGTTTGTAAAAGTCTATTAATTCGTGGGTAATAGAACGCCAATTTATCTTTAACTGCATTGATTCTAAGTGACCAAAGTTCGGGCTTTCATACTCACCAAAAATACCACCGCCGTTAATCGTTTCAGTCATGAAATTTAGATCTGGCAATTCAACATCTGATACGCCCAGTAAATCAGGTTTATCATTAGCGTATATCCGGAATTCATTTAATTTTTCAGGAAAAAGCATTGTATTTTACCTCCTATTCACTAATGAATAGTGATTTATAGTAACTTGCATCAAATTCTAAGATATTTTCAATGTCTTGTGCTGGTGTCGGTTCTGCAACCGCATAACGGAAACGTATTTTTCCACTGAGTAAATCCGTTAATGGGTTATCCTCTTCTCGAAATTCTACACGTCCTCCAATAAGAACTCCTTCAGATTGCAAACCATTCATCCACATGTTCATCGTATCCAATACGTTATCAATTAAGCGACGTCCAATTGGGCCATCAACCTTATCCCAAGTAGTAAGGATAATTGTATTCCCTAGCCAATTGTGCGTGATACGTACAGGAATAAACATATCCTTAACATCTGTACTAGCCGGAAAAGCGCCAGTATAGTTGCCCCAAGCACGCCAGCCACCGATAAAATTAATGGCTGTTGTAATACCTTGGTTATTTAGTAATTCTGCTTGATCCGGTGATAAATCAATTTCCTCATGTCCATCTTTCGTTTCCACTAACAATTTTGTCATTGGTAACGGCTTGTTGGATGGTGACTCATGAGGATAATCTCCATTATCATATGCTGTTTTCATAATGCGACAAGCAATATGAGTGGACATGTGATATACCTTATCTCCTATACCTGCCAACGGCCAACAAACAACTTCATTGCTACCTGTGTAGCTATTTTTGTTTTTCCATTCGTTAACCTTTGTATAGGTATTGGCTTCTAATGTGTCTACATCATCTAGCGCTTGTGCCTTAAAATACGTATTAATAGACGATGCTTTTGCTTTCATGACAGACGCAACAGTTGGGTCTTTAGAAAACTTTGGTGCAAGTACAAGACCTGGTACCATACTAAGTTTAGGAAATACAGTATTGAGCAATTCTAAACCTGTGCTTTGTCCCGTATTAATGTCATAGCCACCAATAATATGGTTATTTTTAATTGCATCAGGCGTTAAATGATCATATTTAACATCTACAGTTTTTACATTTTCAATCAAAAATGCAATGACTACTCGGCCATCTTCATTAAACGATGCAATGTATTCTTTATCGCTTTTCAATTTAGCATCAGCATTACTAATTTCTAAGGATTGTAGTAAAATACCTTCAGTTTCAATCACAGCTTTTTTATTAGTTACTTCAATAGATTCTTGTTTATTTTCTTTGTGCTTTTCAGGATCTAAAACATTAACAAAAACAACTGGACCAACATTAAATTGTCTAAACGCTGCATCAGCCATTTCGCACAGTGTATAACTTTTCCAATCGTCCGAGTATCCTAGAGCTTTTGTAAACTCAGGAAATGAATACGCTAATACAGGTTTATTTACGTTTTCCAGTGTTTCGGCTAGATTGATTGGTGCCGTACCAAAAACAACTGGAAGAGTGGCTGTTGCTACAACTGGTGCAGATAGTGAAGTCGGCTTTTCAGTTACTCTTGAGCCATGTCGTGCCATTTTATTTCACCTCGCTAAAATATTCTTCTGTCTTTTTAAACAACATCGATTCCACTGAATAAGCATCTAACATGCTATTTTGAAATTCCGTCAGCTTCTCTGGTGGAATAAACATCTTTTTAAATGCAGGCGATTTATCCAAATGATCTTTAAAATGTTCTGGATAACCACCTACAAAAGAGCTAAATCGCTGTAATCCTTTAACTGGTGGACCTACATAGAGAAGTATTTCATGCTTAACACTCTCTGTGATTGCATCCCCTACTTGTTGTGCTGATGCTTGTTGCTTTTTAATAGTTGAAGTCATCTCCAAACACACTCCTATCTGATTGAACCGGTGGTGTTGCAAAGTCTACTTCCATAACCCCACGCCACAATGGTTTCATTTGCTCTTCAAAAAGAGCTGCTTCAATTTCTCCCGTCAAAAGACCAGGACCGACGCTCCCTACTTCTTTTAAAGCGAATTTAATGTGATTCATCACATCAAGCGTGTCTCGCCATCCTTGGCGCTCATCTTTGCTATAAGTGCCAACTAGAAGTCTAAATTTCATCACATTACTGTCTTTTAAGTTATCTTTTTCAAATAAAAAACGGACAATTACAAATGGATAATCGTCCTGTTCGGTATCGTCTTCACCACGCCTAGCATTCTTCTTAGGTGGTAAATAGCCGTCATATACTGTGGGTGCCTTAAATACATTTTCATCTTTTGTTTGCAGACTCATGTCAGACAATTTATCAGTGAGAAAATCAACTATTTCATCGGTCATACTCAAAGAGTCCATTTACTTACCCTCCATATAGTAATCGTTTCATATCATGCTCCATACGCTTATCTAGCGTTTCCTGCGCGCGTGTTGCAATGTTTTTGATAATTGTACCCTCACCCATCATCTGAGCTATAGATGGACCATATGAACCTTTTATTGGGTATCTGCTATCGCTTTCACGCGCATACACATTGTTATAAGCCGAAACAATAAAACCATTCTGAACTGGTTTCCTGCTTCCACCTTTTTTGACACGGGCACGGACAATTGCATTATTCTGCTTTTTAGGTGTTACATCGAATTTCATTAACGGAATAACAGGTCCACTCGCACTAACTTGAGCTGAAAGTTTGCCAGCAGTGGCTTTATTTATCTTGATAGCACTTTTTACATCTGAGGCACGAATAATATACTTTGCTCTAATTTCTTGACTTGCTGCTGCCCGAGCAGTAATAGCCGATCTATTAATAGCTCGAGCCATAATTATTGGTGCCTCTTTAGGTGTTTTTGCAAACAATTTCTCTAATTTCTCCACATGATGCAATTTTAGTTCAATCATATAGACACCTAGCTTTCATTTGCACTTACTAAAATTCGTATAATGCCCATATCTTCTGCAGCTTCTTCAACGTAATATTCCTCACCATCTAAATTTAAAATGCTATCAACTTTAGGAACGTAAAAATCACTACTTTTCACAAAAATAGTTTTAAAAATTTTAAATACGTCTTGCGAGGCATCTAGTTGATCTCTACTAAATCCTTTTAATTCTTCAAGACTAGTATCTTCTACTACTAAATCTAATGTTTCACCATCTAATTCATGTTCTTCTGCAAATTCATTGGCATTAAAAAAAACACTAGAAAGGTCTTTTTCTAATGCTTCCTTAAAATTCATATTCCCACGCTCCCTTAGTCCTCTAATTGATCTAAGAAATATGCCGTTTTATCATTTTCCACAATTAAAGCAATAATATTTGGCTTACTAATATTACCTTTCCATTCTAAACCTTGTTGTTTAGCACCATCTTTTAACTCGTCTAATTCAAAATTAATATCCAGCGTTTTTTCGATAGGTTCATCTTCCAGTACATTGGTTTCAGTTGGTTCTTTAACAGTTGGAATTACTTTCTCATCTTCTTTTACAACTGCAGTAACAACACCTAATTTTAAAAGTCTAACACTTTCTTTTTCTGTTATTGCTGATTCTGCGAGAAAATCACCTAAATAATATCGTTCACCATTATGACGTAATGGAGATAGTACTTTGTATCCTTTCATACAAACCCTCCTAGACTACTTTTGAAGTTAACCATGCATCCACATTTCCTGGCTTTGGAATAGGACGGGATGCAAGGCGAACCATTTTTTGTTCATTCTGATGGTCTGCCCAGATTTTAGGAACTCGCTCCCCTTCGTAAGTCATAAACTCATCATTTTTCTCCATCTGTGTAATAGCACCGTATGCGAAGCCTGCGAAATTTTTCTTAGCTAGAATGACCGTATCAACTGGGATATATGGTTTTTCTTCTCCATTATCATCTAAATACCAATCGTCATAAGTATAGATTTCCACGCCTAATCCTGGTAACTTACCGATGAAAGTTACAGCGTCACTTTTAATGCTAGGTTCAATATTACCGAAATTCATATTCTTTTTATCAAACATTTCTTTAATAATTGGATGATTAATAAATGCTTTCTCTGCATTTTCTCCAAGAAGTAATGTGTCAGGTGCAACACCCGATTTTTTTGTTACTTCTTTTCGCCACTCTTTAATATCTTGGTATGGATTTGAAACATATTCTCCATCGGAATTCTTAGTATAGTTATCCCACTTGTCGGTACCTGACAAAGTAATACCTTGAGTAAAGTTAAAATCAAGTTCCTGTTCTACATAACTATCTGGACCTTCACCTGTGTAACCCTTCATGATAACTTTACCGTTAATCAACGTTTGAGCTGCAAGCCACTCCTCACGACGGCTAATCATTTCATTTAATTCAATCAAATCATTTGCTAAAAGCTCTCGTGCTCGTTGGGCAGGTGTTTTTGTACTAACTACACTTTCACCAGCTAGTCGCTTTGTAATATCATCAATTGTTAATGATTTTTGTGGAGCAATACGTGGAGCAACGTATTTTTCAGTACGGTAGCCATCACGTTTAACTGTTACACCACCTGTGCGTGGTGCCACAAAAGGTGCCATTTTTCGTTTACCTTTTGTGTAATCAATTAGAACGTCTTCAGTTGGGAATGTTTCAACCGCATTAAAAAAAGTGTCACGCAAGAATGTGTGCACTTTTGGCATTTGAGTAATAGCTTTTAAGATTGTAAGAGTTTTATATAGTTCCATGGTTGTTCCTCCTTAAATTGAAGCCTTTAAATAGATTCCTTTAGTGCGTAAAACATCATAATGAACAGATACTTTATCTGTCCCATCTGTAAGTAAAGCATTGGAATTAAATGATCCTGAAATATAGGTTTCAGCAAAAACAGATTTACCAGGCTCACTACCCGTATCAACGTCATCCGTCAAAATGGCATCTGCAACGATTGGCGCTGTAGCAGTTGTACTAGCTACTAAGTATTCCCCTTCACTGTCTTTACCAATGATTGTGCCTTGTAATAAAAGACCTTGGCCAGCTTTTAATTTAACTGATCCTGTTTGAATGGGAAATGAAGTATCATAGATTAAATTATTTGACTCATAAGTACCTACTTGACCATTTAACTTCATTGTGGTTTTCCTCCTTTTGCAAAAATATTTGCCAACGCTTCAGCTTCTTTTTCTACCTCATCCATAGGATTGGATTGCACCGGCGCATTAGAACCAGGAATATCATTTAATGGTGCAGCATCTTTTTGCATATTAATTAATTGATTTTGGGCTTGTTCTTTTTGAGCTTTTAATGCATTAATTGCAAATTGTGCAGCTGGAATAGGGTTTTCATATTTCGCATTGTTAACTAATGCTTCATTTCCTGGTACTGCAATATCTTCAATTGCTTTGATTCTAGAGTTTTCAGCTTTTACACCGTCTGCATACCCCATATTCTTCACTTGCTCAAATAGTTCTGGATGTTCATTTTGTAATGTCTTTAAGTCCATAACATCATTTCCTCCATTATCTTTATTTTTATTTACTAAACTGTTAGCTTGATTTACAACATTTGCTGCAGGGTCTTTTGCCATTTGTTGCCTTACTTTATCAATGACTTCTTGAGGTATTACACTGTTAATGCCTAAATCAGCAACTGCATCAACCTCTTTTTCAAACATAATTGCATCTATAAAACCATGCTCTTTAGCTTGTTGAGCTGTCATCCATGTTGTTTTATCCATCATAGCTTTTAGTTCATCACTAGATTTGCCTGTTTTTGCAGTATAGGAATTGATAATAGAAGCATTTACATTTTTCAAGAACTCACTATTATCATCCATTACTTGATAATCACCATGTGCACCATTTGCTGCATTATGAATCATCATTTGTGCAGTAGGCGACATAACAACACTAGTTCCTGCCATTGCAATTACAGATGCAGCACTTGCAGCAACACCGACAATTTCGACATTAACTGTACCGCCAAAAGATTTTAGTGCTGTATAAATTTCAGAAGCACTAAAAACAGAACCGCCTCCACTATTTATCACAACTTGTAACTCTTTATGGTTGTTTTTAATAGCCTGTTCGATAGAGTTTAATACCTTCCCAGGGCTCACAGCTGGAATACCAAAATAATCATAGATCCATTGATCACCATCGTTTATAACAGGTCCTTTAATGTCCACTCTCATTATTCTTTCTCACCTCCTTCATCTGATTTATCTGATTGAATATTTACAGGTGCATTAAAACCTGCTTCGTTTCGCAACTGTTCCTCACGTTTCCTTAACTCATGATTACGGAAAAAATCAGTTCCTGTTAATTCTTGTGCTTCTCGAGTACGAGTGCTCAAATCTGAATCAATACGTAAAATTGCCGCTTCTACTTCTTTTTTAGGATCTAATTGACCTTGTGTTGGTCCATTCCATTCTGCACTACAATATGCTTTTCGAATTAAAGGATCATCAAAAAAGCCAGGGGCATGTATACGTCCTTTTAAAACTGCTTCCGCAAGAAACTCTTCATAAATAGGCTGGCAAAAGTTTTTCGCTAACCATATTCGACGCTTTTTAAACATTTTCCAGGCTTCAAGCAAGGCACCTCTAGACGCCGAATAAGAAGAAGTAAAATGTTTCATTAGTACTTCATAAGGTATTTCTAAAGCAACCCCTATTTGACGAAAAATAGCAGTTGTAAAAGCATCAAAATTCGGATTTGGTCTACCTGGATTAGATTCTTGAATTTTTTCTCCTTCACGTAGAAATGTGACTGATCCATTTCCGATATTTATTTTTGAATTGTCTTCCTCAAAATCATCATCTTCTTCTCCGAAGCCTCCACCAAACTCACCCTGTTCGGAAGCTTCTGATGTAATAAATACTGAATACATACCACTTATTACAGCTGCCATTAATTCAGCATCAGTATATCGATCAATTTGTTTTAACCCTTCGATAACAGGTGCTAAAATCGGTATCCCACGACGTTGTTCTGGTCGTTCAATATCTAATAAATGAATAACATTTAAACGTCCAGTGAGCTTTCCATACTTTTCAATTCGCTTCCAATTATTTTGACCAGTTAAAGAGCTATTTGGATGTTTATCTGCAATATGATAGGCAATAACTTCACCTGTTGAATCTATCTCTACACCATTAATTAACCTTTCTTCATAAAATGTATTGATCACTGGATTACAAATCCTATCAGCTTCAATTAATTTCACTGTAAGTTCATACAGTGAACCAACTCTTTTTTTATAGGGCAAAATTGCAAAACAGTCTCCGGAAGCTAGAGTTGATAAAAGCGCCAATTGTTGCAATTGACCGAAGTCACACATACGATTAGCATCGCAATTTTTAGAATCAGCCCAACATTCAAATTCACGCTCAATTTTGTCCTCAATAGCTTCAGCTTCTTCTTGCGAAAGGCCTAAAAAATCGCCGTCAATTTGAGCATTTAATTTTAGCTCATAACCGACGACGTTGGTTACTATAGATTTTAATGATCCACTTGCGATAGGTGCACCCATAAATAAATCTCTGGAACGCTCACGCATTTTTTCAACATTGCGCTCTATATCATCAATTGGATCGCTTAAAGAACTAATCCAACCTACAACAGAACGTTTTGTACCACTTGCAGCATGATTGCCATAGCCAGTAGAATTGACAGGTCCATTTTTTAAAGTAACGTTCTCTCTTTTGCCACTTATAAAGTTTTTAACTTTTTTTACACCTTGTTTAAAACTATCCATTATTCTCACCTACCTTTTAACAATCACGGGGAATAAATTGTTTTGTTCTACGCATTCTTTTTCCCTTTTGAGTCATTTCAAGCTCAGAAATTTTATTTTCCCAATAGGTAATTCGTTTAGCGACTTCAGATAAATTGGCTTTTGTTAAACTGCGATTACTTATTGTATAGCTTTGAGCATTTGCAATAGCACGCTCAGCTTCTAACCAAATCCTTAGATTTTCTTGAGCTTCCTCTAATGTAATAGCCATTAATAATTTACCTCCCTTACTCTTTTTCGTTTTTTCTTAACACCATAGTTACCCGAATACTCTTTTTCAAAGTTCGGATTTACTATTTCGATTGCAGCTGTATTATAGACACGTAAATCAAATGGTTCATTTCGAGCTCGTTTCTTGACCCATATATGATAAGGTCTTCCTTTTTCATGACGTGTTTCCAGCTTCTCAGCTGTTAAACCAAGAAAATAGTTAAGTTCATAGCCTTGTCCTTTAGGAAAATGACAATAGTTTGGGCCAGGTTCATCCACCTGAAGACTAGACAAAACACGAGCCTTTCCATCATTAACACCAAGGCGAACAAGCAGTGTTTTCAATGGTTTTGGTCTTGATGTACCAGCCAAAAGTGGAATATACTCACCTTTGACCGCACTAGCACCCTTAACTGCATAAATTCTCCGTGCTTCTCTTACTTTTGTAAAACGGTAGACCTCTTGTGTGAAGTGACCACCTGAGTCAATGCAAGTACAGGTAATACCAAATTGCCTACCATTTGCTTTGCTCCACCGTTTTTGAAGCCATAAGTCAAGTTGTTGCCATGTTTCTTCTCGCTTCAAGTCTCCATATAAAACATGATATTCAATCCCCCATGATTCTCGACCAGCTCCCCAACCAACTACTTCGATTTCAAATCGATCGTCTTGAACGTCTACAGCAGCAGTGAGAATCTTAACTTGCTCAGGCACTTCGGCATCGTACTTTTCACGACGTTCAAATAATATTTCTTCATCAACTGTTGTTCCTTGTTCTTCCCATGACTCACCTAAAACGGTGTTCTTCCATGTTTTCAACTTTTCCAGTCCGTCACGTTTCGCTTCTAAAAAATCTCTCACGATTTTCTCCCACGTTACCCACGGACTGGCAAATTGGTTCAAATGGAATCCACGACGGCGCGAATGTTTCTTTTGTGCAATCCATTTACCTTCAGCACGCTTCCATTCACGTTCGCTATGTAAACAGCCGCATTCACTGCATGCATGATTAACTTCATCAACAATAAATTCATTATCCTCTGTTTTGTGATACTCGAATTTTAATTGCTCCCATTTAATTGGCTGGAATGTACCACATGAAGGACAAGCGAATGACCACTGCTCCATCGTACTATCTTCATACAACTGCTCAATTCTTGAAGTACCTTTATCAAGTGGCGTCGATACATAAACATGCTTTCTATTAGATGGAAAAGTTGTTGTACGCATTTTGGCTAAATTAATTGGATCTCCCTCTTTACCAGCAGACACTGGATAACGATCTACCTCGTCACATAGCAAAATTCGAATTGGTCTACTTGATAAAGATTTAGCTGCATTTGCACCAACAATCGCAATTGAACCACCCAAAAAGGCTTTTTCATCGATTGTGTTACCTGCGTTTTTTGCTACTTTATCACGTAATGCCTTGCTTGCTTGAATCATTGTGGAGAGCCTTGTTGTTGAGAAATATCGAATTAATTTTTTGTTTGGCAGCATGAACATAATTGGACATGGATCATAATCTATGTGATAACCAACCATATTCAACATAAACTCTGTTTTACCAACCTGAGCTGATGCCATAATCGCTACTTCTTCAATGTCTGAATCAGTAATACAGTCCATGATTTCTCGCATATATGGTGCACGACTTGTTCGCCAGGGACCCGACTCAGCAGATGTATCAGAAGTCAAAATACGATAATTATCAGCCCACTCTGAAACTGTTAAACTTGGACGTGGGGACCACAGTTGCGCTAAATCTTTAAATAAATCGATTGTTTTTTCTTTAACCAACTTATTCGCTACTTTCTTTTTCAAAAAGTTTAGGCGAATAATCTACTAAAACGTTCAAAGCATCTACGATTTCTTGATTTAAAATTTGTTCAATCGTTTTAGCAGATTCACCATCCAACTGTGGGCTAATCCGTGTTGGTATTGACAATAATTTCGATTTAGCGCTTAAAATCATATCACCCATTACTAGTCGGACATCCTCTGCAGCGTGTAATTGCCCTCGTAATTGCCGCACTTGTAATTCTGTTTTTTCTTTCTTTAAAATTTCATGCTCAGTTTTAACATCAACATGACGTGGCTTCCCTTCTTCCTCTTTACCACCTGAAGCATGGTCAATATAAGCAAGTATATTTTCTGCCATATTGTATTTTCCGCGGCCGCATTGTGTGAGTACACCATCACGTGTTAACTGACGAATCCATTGCGGCGTTTTTCCTACCAATTTTGCAAATTCACTTGTTCCAATTTCCAAAGTAGTAAGGTCATCTACTTTCGCTTTTGATTTTGTCATAACTCACACCTCACTTTCGCTTTTTTACATATATCCTTGCTTCATTTTTCAAAGCATTAAATGAAAGATTTTTTCAAAGTTGTAACTTTCAGCTCTCACAAGAGAAAGCGAAAGTAAAAATTTTAGAATGAAAATAGACCACTTTTGGGGCTCGCAAGCCCCGCATGCAATAAAAGTCCTAGAAGAACCTATTTTTCTCCTTTAACTTTAATATTCTTTAAAGCATTAGCAGCATATTTTGCACTCTTTCTTGATGTTGCACCTGATCTCTTAGCTGCATTTTGTAACTTCTTGAACTCATCAGTAATCAATGTTCAGCCCTCCGTAATTCATAGTTAAGTGCATAATAAAAAGCCATCACCATAAACGGTGTGGCTTCGGTTGATTATTTGGTAATGATATATTTCACATTCTCAACAGCTGTAGTAAAAATTGTTTTTGAGCTACCACCAAATTCATCAGACTTTTCTTTTAGATAGTAAACACCATCGTCATTATTTACTTGAATAATATTATTTACTTCGATTTCTTCACCATTTTGCAAATAAACAATATAATTTTTTGACATCTCTCACACCATCCTTTCACATACAATTATAAATAAAATGGAAGTTGATAGCAGTAATATAATTTTGATAATAAAAAGCCACAACTCATTGCGAGCATGATTTCTTCATTATCACATCTGATACTATTTCAATAAGTATTTTTGTACTATCAGTAAGATAATACTTATGTACATATCCATCCTTATCAGTTGGCGGATTTAATATTTCTTCAAAATCATCTTTGGTTAAATGTGAAAAATATACACCTGATTTAGTGATATATTCTTTTACCTCTTTCATTAGTTCTGTTAATTGATATTTATCCATTGTATTTACTTTCATTTGTCATCCCTCCATCATGTACTGTTATAAAATATAATAGCACAGATAAGAACAAATGTTTCTATATTTTTCATAACAAAAGACCACTCATAATAGAGTGGCCTCATGTCGAACTGAATGGAGGTTTATGGCTTGTGATGTAATTATCACATTACCATCATATAACGGATATTCAATAGATTCAGCCACTACTTAGTAAGGTACTATTTTAATACATTACTTAGATGATACTTTTTCAGCGTATTGCATCATTCGCATAATGTTAGCGTGTTTCATCTTAATATAGTTCGTGCTGTAATTTAATTCATTAGCAATTGTTTCAAGTGTCTTGCCTTCCACATGTTTGCGATAAAGTATCTTGTATTCGAGTCCATCGAATGTACTAATAAGCCTTTTTAAATCATAAAGGTCATTTAATCTATGGGCCAATTCGTATTCGATTGCTTCGATCTTTTCTTCTACATTTGCACCTAATGATTTAGCTTCAAGCTTGTACTTACCTAAATCATTTACATTTTCCCAACGTGCTAATTCACGTTTTGTTTTATCGAGATTGTATTCAAGGTAAGTAATTTGTTCTTCAAGCTTTCGATAATCCTTCAACCATTCGTACATGTGCAGCACCTACCTTTATTTCAATTCTTTTTAAACATATTTTTAATTAATTCTTATCAAATCATTTTTCACTTTTAGAATTTATCTGCCCAAAAGCAACTGTGAGCCAAAATCCAATTTGAAAGATAAAACAAAAAGTTAAAATGGGATGATTGTATATTGCCTCCATAGTTATAATCTCCTATAATAAATATGGAAAGGTGGACAAGTAATGGAAATAAATATAATACCTAAATTTATTGATGAAGCTGCAAGTGCCCCAGCAAAAGCAGTTGGTAATACCCTTACTGATCTATGGAGTTTGGCAATCGGCAGTCATATTTCTCTTTGGTCAAAAAAGCAAGAAATACGTCAACAAAAAAATCTTCAAAGTTATATACAAAAAGTAGAAGATAAAACACAAGAAATTCCAGATGAATATATCAAAGAGCCAGAACTCCATATTATAGGTCCTGTGATAGAAGCTTCTAAGTATTATATCGATTCTGAAGAATTACGAGAAATGTTTGCAAATTTGATTGCTTCTTCAATCGATATTAGAAAGTCTCAAAGTACTCATCCTGCGTTTGTAGAAATAATAAAACAACTTTCACCATTTGATGCTCAAAACATAAAAGTTTTTCAAAATCCAAATGATACAAATGGTTCAAACGGTGCTTTTCCAATTGTAAATTATGGTATAAATTATGGTTCTGAAGGACACAAAATACTTCATAAACATGTATTTTTACCTAATCTTGAATGTGATACAGACGCAATTGCTAGTTCGCTAATTAATTTACAAAGATTAGGTTTAATCTCTATAGACTACTCAAAGGATTTGTATGATAAAAAATTATATAAAAGATATGAAGATCATAAGCTATACACTGAAATATCAGAATCAATTAAAACTAATGAACATCATCCAGATTTAATCGAAATTCTAAAAAATCTAAATATAAGTTTTGATGATGTCCACCCGTATATTCAAAAAGGTTCAGTTGGAGTAACACCATTAGGCAAAGATTTCGTTGATACATGTTTATAAGCGCATATTTTTTATATCTTGTGTTTGTTCAATTTCTCTTATAAACTGTTCTTCTATTTTTTTCTAATTTAATTATGAATTTAACGAATGATAGACATACTATAACAATGACTGTAATGATAGAAAATACACTTACTATTACAGTCATTTCGTATGTTAACGATGGTCAAAACGCACCTCTCTTTAGGTAGTTTTTCATTTGATGATAGAAATGATAGTAAACAAAATTCCCACTAAACTTATTATCTAAGTAGACAATTTCAAAGCCGTAACGAGCCTTGAAAGTATTCAACGAGCCAAGTAATGCAAGTGGGTCGTATTTACTTCTGTAGTTTCCGTTTATGATTTTTTTGTAGCCTTCTGGATCTTCTAATAGCAAAGTGAACGGTATATTTTGCGCTCGAATTAATTCATTCTCAAAGCGTGTTCGCTCGTCCTTACCTAAGTTGCCCACAATCTCATCCACACTAGCCTTTCGCTCGACCCGGCTGTTTAAGTAAATATCTCGCAAGATGCCTAATTCTTCATTCTTAGGAATCATCGCTCCATAATCGCCAGTATCGAGTTTTTTCAATTTGATTGGTACATCCTTGCTGCGTAAATAATCCATGATATGGCCGTTTACTTGTTCCCTTGTATCAACCACGATTGTCATTGTTTTTAGGATTTTGTTTAACTCTGTATCTGTGTAATGGTAGTGAATCAATTTGAATCACCCTCAATTACATCAGTAGTTACACGAACAACCTCGCTCATTCGTACATAATGTCCACCGAGACCTTCTTTTCCAAAAGTAACACAAGCGTCAATTCCTTCTTTCATTGAGATTTCAATTGTGCTTAAAACTTCTATAAGAGCTGGTTGATCCTCTTCTGTGACAACTTGCTCAAAAGTTTCTTCGGTGCCATTTTTATACAAAAAATCAAATTTCATTTTCATTGTCCATTACCTCCTCGTTTTCACTTGATATAAGCATCATACAGACGTTCTATTTATGAGTTTGATATATTCTGTCATCCTTACTCAAAGTCTCGTTATATCGACTGCAAATCACTTATTTCGATTAGCATATAAAACAGCACTTTCGTGTAATTTTTTCTTCATCACATTCGAAGCTTCATTTTCATATTGTCGATAATCTTCGTAGATATTGTTCCAGCCGTTTTTAGCCAATGTTTCTTGCCACTCCATGAACAACATCAATGAATCAACGTTCTCACATATCCATTCATTGAGTTTTTGGTTGTGCTGCCATCCACAAGCTTGATGCACCATCTTTTGCATTGTTTGATCGATACCATCGGCACCTTCCCATGACTTAAACCATTCCTCAATTTGATTAAATATTGATTCAGCTGCTCTTAAAGTTTCATTGGGTACCAAATGATGTTTTTCTAATTTAAGTGACCCATCTTTTAAAACAACAATTTCTGCACCTGATTTCCAAATTTCACTTAAAACTTTTAAGATCTGGGTCATGACGTTACACCTCGTAAAATATCTTCTAGGGACAGTTGGGAGGGTTTGAACCCATTTTTCATAAACTTCTCTATATATTTATTTTTAAAAATAAATTACCTACTTTACTATAAAAACTATCCCTACTATCCCTTTTATCCTTAAGATAGAATCAAAATCATAAAAAAAGTATTATTAAATAAGGGTTTGAGCCACTTTTTGATTCAGGGAGGGTTGAGTTTCAAACTATCCCTAAACTATCCCTAAACCCTCCCTCTAACCTCCAATTTTGAAAAATCTAGCGTCATAATTTTCTAAAAGACGAATACCTGTGTAATGAATTGCACCGTCAGTTTTTAGTTTGTTGAACTTTTTCCCCATTTCGCGCCCAAATTTGGTACTGGACATCATATATTGACCGTTATCACTTGCCCAATTTTTGTATTCTGTAAAAAGTGATTTTGCTTGTACTCTATATTGAGGATCTTTTATGCAACATTCCTCGATAAAGCATTCAATGCTATCCATTTCAACACGGTACTCTTGTCGTTGTTGCTTAATTATTTCAGGTTCTTTTAAACCATCCTTTTGCCATTTTGAATATCCTTCAACAGCCCAGTTTAAAATTGCAGTAATTTCACGTTTCAACTTATTAGTTAAGTTGTAGTCAATTTTGTTTTCAGGAATTTGAACAGTGAACGGAATGATTGCAAGACGTCTCCAAATTCCATCATCAGTACCGCGGATAATAGGCTTATGGTTTGTAGCCATCCACAGTTTGAACTGTGGGATAAAGTCAAATTCATTTTCGTATAAGAAACGAGCAGTTACTTTATCACCACCAGTTAACTGTTTAACGAGCCCTTCATCTAATCGAACGCCTTCATTTGGTTCTGTAGTGGTTACCAACCTAGCACCAGCCAATCTTGCAATATCACTATTCGCTCCACTGGATTGCTGTTTAACCATGATTGTCTGTGGTTGAATATTTGTCGCATAGCTACCGAACATTTCAGTTATGATGTCCAAGAAAACAGATTTACCATTACGCCCATTCCCATACAAGATGAACATCATTTGTTCCTGAGTGCTTCCTGATAGCGAGTAACCTACAGCTCGTTGCATATAATCAATTAAAGCTTTGTCTCCATCAAATATTTGATCTAAAAACTCAAGCCATAAAGAGCAACCAATCTTATCAGTAAATTCCACATTCGAAATCTTTGTGAAATACTTTGATTTGTCATGTTCCATTAATGTAGATGTTTTTAAATCAAGGTAACCATTTTGTACATTGAACAAATCAATATCACTATCGAATTGTGAAGGTTTTACAGATGTTAAATGTTCAGTTTCTTTCAACATATTTGTTTTTCCCTTACTACTACGAGTTGCTTTAATATGCTTAGTGAAAGCTTTTTGAATTTCTTCCTCATCTGTATCTTCTGGAATAAACAGTGCCTCATTTTTCATTTTTTCGACCGTTTTATCTACCAACATCTTAATCATGCCTTCTTGGTCAATCTGCCATATCTTCCCGTCATAGTAATACCAGTTTTTACGAATGTATGAATAACGGATGTAATCACCATAAGCATCTCTTAGTCGCTGCGCATTTCCTGTGTCATCAAAACTGTAATATTTCCGTTCAACTTTTTTTGTGTTGCCTTCTAGTGAAAAAACATCTGTATCTCCGTCTTTTCGCGGCTCTGGATCAAACGTATTTGTACAATCCGCAATCGCCTTTCTTAATGTCTCATCACCGTATGTTGAAGAATTTTGTTTTCTATCCCATTTGTCTCGCATAAGGGATGAACGGCGGAAAATGCTATCCATCATTGTGTAATCACAATTTGTCCAAAAGGCTAAATCATTACAGAATGACATGTCAGCTTCAGATTGCGAACTGTAGAATTGCTCCCAACCACCAGCCATAAACACTTGAAAACGGCCACCAATCTTACTCTTCGTAGCAATGTTTATAAGCTCGTCCTCGGTGAATTTAGTACCATGAGATTCATTTATTTCATTTCTGCTTTCTGGCACTTTCGGTTTATGCAAATATTTATTGTGGAGGTAATTGATTTTGTTGAACTCATCCTCTTCCACACGAGTATATGTCCCTATTTGATTACCTGTCATGACGAAGAAACGACCACTATCGTACATTTCAATGTTTCCACGTCTGCGAGCACCTTCTGGCAATTCACCTTTTGCAATAATGTGAATCCCTGTTCCACTAACTGAGATTTCGCTATAACTACACATCATGTCGATAAATTCTGAAACGATATTGTTGTCATGATCATCATTATGAAATCTTTCTATTTCCTCTTTAACACCATCAATATCAATTCCGAAATATGGTGTTTTAAAGAAAAAGCCTAAACCATCTAAATTAAATTTTTCGATAGCCTCTAATGCTGTTTCAAAGTCTGACCAAGTATTTTCATCATTACTCTTTGCTGGTGAGCCGTCATAAGCGCTCACCGGAATTTTCGTCATTTTATCTTCACGTGGTTGTAGCTTAAAGCAACACCACTGTTTTAGTTCCTTTAGTTCTTCCGGTATTGCCCCGTACATGTCCTCACCTTCATTCGTTGATGCCTTTTATTTTGATACCTAATGTATCAAGCGTAGATTTAATTGCATTTGCATGAGTACGGTGTCCAGCACCTATTCGCAAACATTCTTGATATTCTTGTAGTAGTATTTCTTCTGGTGTTTGTTCGACTTCGTAGCCATAATAAAATGCGTTACAGAAATCTATAAACTTCAAATCATGAACAGTGTGTAAATCTCCACATTCATGAAATCCTCCTCTTATCCACCAATCAGTCGCTATATCAAGGAGTTCATCTAAATTTGTAATATTGAATTTCTCTTTGTGCATGTTTTTAAAAGTTTCAATTGCATCTGCAACTTTACGACTAACTTTTACTTTTTCACTCATTTGTTTTCCCTCCCACTACTTGGCTTCTCTTTAACAAAATCACTCGTTCAGGAAATCCATATTTCTTTTTAATTTCATCTCTTGTCATTTTGTGTTCTAATTTGCAATGAGCTTTCGTGATAATAATTCCAACGTGATCACAGCCAACTACCGGACATCTCACAAGCTCGTCACCCTTAGAACTCCATGATGAATTTGCCATTTTTCCCACCTCTTTCGCTGTTTTTGGGTATAAAAAAGAGAAGTCCGCCTAAAACAGACCTCTCTATTAAGTTTTTATTAGAATGGAAGATCATCACTTCCAACAGTAATTGGTGGTCCACTTGGTTGAGGTGAATTCACTTTTGATTCAGCTACAAACGAAACATTTGCGAATTTTTGGTTAGGGTCTTTTTTGCTAGGTTTGTGTTTGATGTAGACTAATACAGGTTTCCCAACAATATTTCGAACAACTTCATCCAAGTCTAATTTTTGCTTACCTTTATATCCACACGCTACCAAGAATGAGTTTCGTTTTTGCTCTGTACTTTCTTTGTACTCAGATACAGTACTCGTTAAATATAAAGTGTTATATTGAACTAATGCACCTTGATGCGGTTGGTTAACATCAGAACGAATTAACACATCAAACCCGATATTTGGATTACCATCGTAAACATCTACCTTTGCGTCAGCTATAGTTGCCTCGTACTTACCTTCTGCTACTAATTCAAAGCCCTTTGAAGTATTTTCTTCATTAAATTCAATTACAAATCCCATTATTTATTTTCCCCCTGTTGTTGTTTGTTATTTGTGGAAGGCGCATTGCCAACCTTGAATATATCTTCTTGAGTACATGCTTTACGATTATCCAATTGATTCTTAGCGAATAAAAAATCAGATGGTTCTAAAATGAATCCACGCTTTTGTGTTTCTGGATTGATAACTAATTTGCCAACTACATGACATAGGCCCATGAAGTTATTCAAAATCTTGTCTCGCATGTCCGGATATGAACGGTTAACTGCTTGACCACTTGGCAACTCCCATTTATCAGTTGTTTCCCATGCAGTGAATACCACTCTTTTTCCTAACGTTTGAATAAAACGGACACTATCGATAATTAAAAAATCAATCTGTTGATAGTTGGCCATTGAAGGCACACGATTGTTTTTGCCATCACGACCTAAGTTAGCAAGCATTGAACGTGTGAGTTCTGAAATATTATCAAAGACTAGATTGTCATACTTGGATAAATCTACACGTGCTAAATCTTTCATCAACGCATTCCACTCGTCCCATGCTTGGTGACTATTGAAATCCACAATATCGATATTCTCGCACCCCTTTAAAACTGAATGCGTTTTATCAAGTGGAACATATAGTGTGTTACCTTCTAAATATTTGATTGTGGACGTTTTGCCCATGCCAGGTGGAGCATAAAGTAAAAACGTTGAAGCATCCATTTGTATATCAGTTGCACTTGAAACTTTCATATTGTCTTCCACACTCCTTTATTAACGAATCGATAAGGAACGATTCTCTATTAATTCAGCACCAGGAATAGTTTCATTTTTTAATCGCTTTGCTAACTCCTGACGGCTAATTGTAGTTGTAACTTTGATGTATTCTTTCGGAATTAATTTTTCATCATGAATGCGGACGGCAGATGATTTTCGCCAACTAAATGTAAATTTCTCAGTTTTCACTTTATCTTGTCCACTACTTCCAAGCGTTTCAGCAATAGCCTGTTTCATCCTATTAATGCCGTTCTCCATAACTTTCCGACGTTCAGCTAATCTCTTTTCCTCTGATTTAATACCTTCTACATCTGATTCAATGTTTTTGATTACCATTGCATAAGCTTCAAGTTTTTCTTCCACAGCATCAGTAATGGAAGCTAATGTATCATCTAATCCTTCTTGTCCATCCTCAATCATTTGTTGAAGTTGGGCATAGGCATTGTTTAATTGATAAAGACTAGCCATTGTCAGCCCTCCTGTGTTAGAATATCTTTGTCATTTAAAAGTTTTTCATGCTCGCCATTGGTTGCACCCTTTGACGAGTTTTTTTGTGCCTCTATTTGGGCATTTTGTACGTCTTCGATGTCTTGCCAGTAATCTGATTCTCTGTCGTATACATCAGCATGTGTGTAGCCTATACGCATGGAATCACCTACTTAGATCGCTCAATTTCAGCAATTAACTTTTTTGCACCCTCTAGACTTAGAACCAATTTGCCACCTAGTAAACTGAAATTATCGTCAGAGACTTCACCAGTAACAGCACACGTCATATGAGCCACGTATTTTTTGATAATCACCTGTTCACCGCTTGCATAGAATTCCACTGGATCTCCTTCATTAATCCCTAATGTGCGACGCAATTCTTTTGGAACTACCACGCGACCTAACTCATCTACTTTACGAACAATACCTGTTGATTTCATTTGATTTCTCCTCCTTGTAATACTTTACGTGCAATCTCACCATTGTCACGAACAACAGTTGATACCATATCCCACTCTCCAACAGTGAAAGAAATTTTATGATAGTTATTTTTTTCATCTGCATAAAACTCAAGTGCTTCACGTAGACGTTTGTTTTCTTCTTTCAACTGAAAATTGTCAGCTTCTAAATTATCCTCTTGGCAATTCGGACAGCTATACAATCCAGGCATTTCTGATTGCTCATGAATCGTACCGAATTCAAACGCACAATTTGGACATTCAATAACTTCTGCAGTTTTGATGTTTGCCATATCTTTTGTGAAAACTCTTTTCCCCATTACTTTTACCCCCTCAATTATCAGCAGCACGTTTAAGCGCCAATGTTTTTAATAAAGTTGTATACATGGCATCCTCCAACGGTTGTCCTTCAATCCTGTGGATGCCTAATTTATTCAGTTGATTAATGACATGTTGGCGTTTTAGTTGTTTAAGCATCGCCACCTGATAAATCAACATCTTCTCGCATGTAGTCACCTCTTTTAATGATGTCTACAGCTTCTTGTAACCCTTCTGTCAAAGTGCCAACATTATCATAACGCTGTTTAATTTCCGTAGGGAATGGCTTATCCGACTGAATGTAATCGTGTGCTAAATCATTTGAAATCTCCTCGTATTCATCAATTCGTTTTTGAATTGAATTAACCACGCCTTCCACAATCAAACCTGCTTGCATATTTATTCCTCCTTATATTTCCTTTCTGTTAAACTATTGGTAGAAAGGTAGGTGATATTGATGGTTAGTTTTCACTATGCAACCATTTGTAATAACGGGCATGTAGCAAGCACATTTGTTTATGATTACATTCCATATTGTGAAAAATGCGGTGAAAAAACTATTTCTGATTGTCTAAAGTGTGGTACTGGAATAAGAGGAGTTCCTGATACTCTTAACTTCCCAATTCATGACTATAAGGCTCCTTCTTATTGCTTTAGTTGCGGCCAAGCTTTTCCTTGGACTGAAACACTAATTAAAAATGCAGTTAAATTGATTTCGTTGGATGACAACTTATCTGATGAACACAAAGATATTATCAAAAATGCATTACCTGATTTAATTGTTGAAAAACCAACCTCTCCTGTAGCGACTGCAAAGTATAAAAAATTCATCCCTGGTGCTGCCAAGTACATTCAAGATGGATTAAAGAATTTACTTGTTGATGTTGTTAGTGAAACAGTTAAGAAATCCCTTTGGGATTAGGTTTTCCGCAATACCCACAATAGTTGTCAGAAAGACAAATTACCTCTTTGCAGAAATTACATAGTTTATGATCACCATTTTGTAATTTTAGAGAGTTAATGTATTGTTTCGACTTCGCCTCACTCGTTGTTCCAGCAACTTGTGAGGATTTTTTATTGACCTCCATACTCTTCGCTCTCCTTTCATAGTTTGATAGTTTTACTTCTGACGTGCTGATACAGCTTTATTAATCGCATTGCTGATTAAAGCTAAACGTTGCTCAATAGGTAATGCCAACCACTCTGCTACTTTGATTTTCATTTAGTTCACCTACCCTTTAAAAATGCTGTAGAAATTATCTTCTAGAAACTGTGACATTTTAGAAGCTAAGAAGCTCCACTTTTCACCTTTAGCTTTGGGATAATAAACAAATCCACCTTGCAAAACATCTAATTGCTTTTTGAACTTTTGTGGGTATAAGATATTGTCTTTTATCCACACTTGTTTTTTACCAATACGATTTTCTAGATCGCTCATTGTCCAATAGACACCATGTAATGAATGGGTTTGTAATTCTTCGTATTCAACTCGGTTGATTAGCACATAATTATCAGGTACAGGAATAGTTAAATTAACTTGGAGTTGTTGCATTTAAATTACCCCTCCTATTCAAACGTCAATTGACTATTACAACTATCAATCTCCATCTGCAATGATGTGGAAGGTCGCCATAGTTTAATGAATCTCAGAGCTTCATCCTGTTTGATTTTTGGAATATCTCCATACCGAGGAACTTTAAAGTGTCTCTTAAATTCTTTCCAAAATGCTGAAAATACTTTTCTACTAATCTCCTGGTATGCAATTGACTCTTTACCGCCTAAAGCTTGTACAACAGATCTATTTGCAGATAGTTGAATCTCCTGTTGTTGTAACGAATCAATTCGCATACTGCCTTTTAGGAAATCCACATCTGTTTTAATTTCTTTGATGGCTAGTTCATGTTCAAGTGCAGCTTTTAATGCAAGTTCTAAGCTATTGTATTGAGGTGGTTGTTCAATCACTTTGTAGTACTCGTCCACAAGTAATTCATAAGCCTCCCATGCTCTATCTGTGTTTAATGATTTAGCATGAAGCCAGGCTCCTTTTTCTGTCCAGAGATAGAGTTTGGATACTTTTTCAACTGATACGCAATTTGCGTATTGCTCACCAAATTCCTTTAAATCCTCACCTTCTAATAAAAAAAAGTGTTTATTTTCATTGAATCGCTCTTTGTTGCGATTAAAGTTTTCTGAAATTCTTCGATTGTTTGTTTCGTAATTTTCAGCTAGTTGAGCTGTTGTTAAAACTCTCTTTCCACGAAGTTCAATAACCTCTAAATTCATTTTCTACATCTCCTCCTCGAATAGTTCATTCCACGGAACACCTAATTCTTCACCTAACAACTTTGCTTCTGAAATTGTAAAATCCATTTCTTGTCTTTCCTTCAACCCGTATGTGACACGATGAATGTTTAGCTTTTTTGCTAATTCACTTTGGGTTATCTTTTCTCTTTTTCGAATAGCCATTAGACGGTAGTACACATTATTCACCTCACTTAAATACTTAAAACAATATAACTTATCAACAAGTAGCTCTATTGATAATTTTTTTATCAATAATGATAAAAAAAATTGACATTAGACATTTTATCTTTTATATTGTTTATAGATAAAAAAATTATCAACCAAGTTTTGGAAGTAGTCTGGAAATAATTCTTCTACTGGTTTTTCTAAGTAAATGCTAATTTTGAACATTAAGTCCCTGCCAGGTAAAAATGTTCCATTTTCAATCATTCTTAAATAAACAGTAGAGATTCCTAAATCTTGTGATACAACTTTAAGTGTTCCTTTAGACTTTCTACAAGTAGAAAGAACACTTCTTTTGTTCGACATATGTTTCACCTCTCTTATGTATCTCCGATTATATATGATAATTTTTTTATCGTCAACAAAAATATTGATAAAATTTTTATCAAAGGAGTTTTTAATATGACATTAAGCGAAAGATTAGTATCTTTACGCGAAAGTAAAGGCCTTACCCAAGTAGATGTTTCCGAAAAATTAGGAATAAAAAGAGCTAGATATAATGCATGGGAGCAAGGCTTATCTCAACCAAATATTGAAATGCTTAAATCTATCGCGGATCTTTATAATATATCAACTGATTATTTAGTTGGTAAAAGCGATATGGTTAATGCAGAAATCGAACGCATGTCTTTAGATTCCGACATTAGAGTTATTCAACGAGCAGCATTAGAAATGACACCTGAACAAAGAGAGAAAGCAATCGAAATGTGGGATGTTCTATTTAAAGATGTTATTTCAAACGCTAAGAAGCAAGAAGGTGTAAATAACTTTGACAAAAACAGAGAAGAAGATTGATTTTGAAAAGGCAAAAAAAGCTGCAACCACTCTCTTAGAAATTCATGAAGTAAATGAATTTCCAATAAATCTTTTTTCTATATTTGAGGAATACGACAATCTTACTGTAGTTACTTATAAAGAAATTATGGATAGTTGTGGATTAACTAGACAACAAGTTATTGATAATTGCAAAAGCGCAGAAGGAGCACTTAGTTATAATGTTTATTTGGACGAGTATATACTCGCTTATAATGAACAAGTAACTAATACCAGACCAAAAGAGATGATTTATTGGACCTTGTGTCATGAGTTCGGTCATTACATTCTACAACACAATAAAGAAAAAGGTGTTGAAATGATAAGTAGAAGAGTATTAAACCCCTCAGACAGAGATCCTTTTGAAACTGAAGCTAATTTTTTTGCTCGTTTTTTCCTTACGCCTCCTTCAATTATTGCGGCAGCAAATATGAATGATGCTAATAAGATTTCTTCTTATTTCGGTGTATCCTATACTTCAGCAAATATTACAAGAAAATATATCGTTGATAGTATGAAAAAAGGAATAATATTTAGTATTCCAGATATTTTAAAATCTTGTTACACAAAATTCATCAAACGGATTAATTATGGGAAAACGTGTGTTAAATGTAATAGCTATTTTGAAATAGAAAATATTAAAAATTGTTCGATATGTAATGGAACAGTCTTCAATAAATATAAAAAAGGGGATAATCCAATGACAAAATATAGTGGAATTGCAGTAGATCATAATGGAAAAGCTAAGGTTTGCCCATGTTGTCAAAATGAAGATTTAGATTACGACGGAAATTTTTGTAATGTTTGTTCTACATATTTAGTAAATGAATGCGCTCATGTTTTAGGTTACGATGATTTTAACGATCAAGATTATATAATAAAGGAATCTTGTGGAACTATTTTAGCTGGAAATGCTCGTTATTGTCATAAATGCGGAAATCCATCTAGGTTTATGAATGACGGTCATTTAACAGCATGGAATTACAACCCATTACAAAGAGAAGAATTACCATTTTAAATACATAGGGCAAGCAATTCCGCTTGCTCTTTTCTTATATGCATGAAAGGAGAATTTATATGGCTAGTATCACAAAACGTGGTAGCACATGGCAATATATGATTAATCACTATGTGGATGGCAAAAGAAAGCCTATTTCAAAAGGTGGTTTTGCTACTAAAAGAGAAGCACAAATAGCAGCTGCAGAAAAAGAATTATTATTAAAAAAAGGTAATCAAGTAATTGTTAAAGAAAAACCATTTTCAAGTTATTTTGAAGAATGGATTGAATTGTATAAATCCAACAAACATATTAACACATATAACCGTTATTCAAATTCAGTTGAACGTGTAAAAGAACATTTTAAAGATAAACCAATTCAAAAAATCACTCGAGCTGATTACCAAATGTTTTTAAATGAATATGGTAAAGGTAAATCAAAGGAGACTGTTAGAAAACTCAATACGCATATAAGAGCGTGTGTAAGGGATGCAATTGAGGAAGGATATATAACAATAGACTTCACTCGCAAGGTGGAATTAAACGCTACTAATAATGCTAAAAAGAGTGAAGATAAACATTTGAACTACAATGATAGCGTCAAATTATACAAAGAATTATTTAATCGCCTTTCGCCTTCCACAAGCACGTACCATTTAATTTTATTGGGTCTTGTATCAGGATTACGATTTGGTGAGTTAACCGGACTAACTACTGATTGTTTCGATTTTAAACTAAATCAAATAAAAGTTTACCGAGCATGGGACTACAAAAGAGAGACAGGATTTGGACCATTAAAAAATGAACAATCAGAAAGAAAAATATCTATTGATAAGAAAGTTATGAATGAATTTAAGAAGCTGATTTTAGCAGTACCTGAAAATGAAAACAACTTAGTTTTTTATAGACAATCATCCATTAAAACAGTAACAAATGAAGGTGCTAATAAATTATTACGAAAAACCCTAGATGCATTAGAAATCGAACATATCTCCATTCATGGTTTACGACACACACATGCAAGTGTCTTAATCTATAAAGGAGCTAATATTCATTCTGTTTCTAAACGATTAGGACATTCAGATATTCAAACAACACTTGATCACTATTCGCATGTATTAAAAGAAATGGAAGAACGAGATGAAGAAATAGCGATTAATGTTTATTCATCTTAA